GGTGGAATGGCAGACACGCCATCTTGAGGGGGTGGTGAGCGTACGCTCGTGAGGGTTCAAGTCCCTCCAACCGCACCAAGCTGATTAAATAAGGGGTTACAGGTAATTCTGTAAGCCCTTATTTTTATTTGACATCATAAAATCTTGCGTGGTTTGACATCATTTTGACATCAGAATATTTTAGAAATACGTTCTACGATGTCATCTTCCATTTTAGGTGTCACATGTGAGTAAGTATCCATCGTTTCTTGGAATGAAGCATGCCCTAGACGTTCCTGTATGGCTTTCATATTTGCCCCATTTTCAATGAGAAGGGTGGCGTGGGTATGTCTAGTACCGTGCATGGTAAAAGAAGGCTTACCGATTAAATTGGCGTATTTCTTACATAGTTTGCTGACTTCATCGGGACAACGAGGAGCGCCTTTTATACCAGGGAATACAAGGTTATTATTAATCCAGTTCAAGGTTTTAATTCTGCGTTTGTCTATGACTGTTTTATGCTTCATTAGTTCCTGGAGTGTTTCCGTATCAATGGCAATTTTCCGTTTTGAGGATGTGGTTTTAGTTGTATTGGATATAACTGCAGTAGATCCGATTTTGAGGGCAGTTTGTGAAATGGATATAGTTGATTTCTTGAAATCGATATCCGACCATCGTAAGCCTAATAATTCAGACCGGCGCATACCAGTTGCAAATGCTAATTTAAATAGCGCATGATGCTCTACGTTAGATATATTGGATAAGAAGTCTTTTACTTCATCTGCAGATAACGTTACCATATGACGGACTTTAACCTGTTTTGGTCGGTCTATGTTTTTCATATAGTTCTTAGGGATGATGTCATCTTTTACCGCCTGCTCTAATATGGAGCCTAGAATTGTCATTGTATAGGATATAGTCCTTGATGATAATCCGTTCATTGATTCAAAGACATACCTTAATGTATTAGGTTTAATGTCAGCTAACTTTACGCCACCGATTTTATCTCTAATATAGCGATTGATAATTCCTGTATAACTTTGATATGTGGCAGGGGTTATGGTCTTTTGTTTTAGTTGTAACCATATATTAATCCAGGTGTTTAATGAAATAGTATCATCAAAATTAGCACATGCTTGATTTGTATTTATGTATTTCTCCATGGCTTCTATGGCAGCTTTTTTGGTAGTACCATAAAAGTATTTACGCTTACCGTTTATCGTCTTTGATACCTGGTAGCGTCCATCGGTTCGTTTTTTAGCCATATCTTCAATCCTTATAATAAACAAAAAAGATGAGGTCTTGTTCCATAAGAACAAGACCTCATCTTTAGTTGCGGCTAAACCGCTTATAATGATTTTAGTTTGGGGCTAAACCCCTTTGTTCTTACATTATAGAATAGATGTTAAAAAAAATCAACCTTTTTTGGACCTTATTACAATTTTACTTTATATTGTATAAGTCTTTCATAACTGCTCGAATTTTATCAGTAGCCTGCCTATCTACTCGCATATTATAAAGAGCATCTTTAGAATATCTAGGGTTTTGTATGCGTATTTTACTTACCGTCCTGATTTGAGAGACTATAGCGACGGTGCCTGCATTTAACCTTGATACTTCTTTCATAATTATATCGTGCCTAGCAAGTAGGTTCTTAGCTTCCTCTAGCTGTTTTTCAAAGCGTGCAATATCTTTAACAGTTATCGTCTTTGGGTCTGTATTTTCAACTTCCTTTATGAAGGTACCGCATTTATCTAACATCTCTCCTGACCTGTCCAGTAGGACTGTAAATAATTCTGTCCCCAAATAAACATCTGATTTATATAATGTTTTGGGGTTTTCTTTACCTAGTTTTAGAGACCGTAGCGGGACAACAGTGACTGTGCTGTTCTTAGAATTACTAGGCGCAAGTACTATAGCATAATGTAGGCCCCCAAATTCAGAGCCTATGCCAAAGCCGAAGTCAACTTTAACTATGTCGCCAGGTTTAAATTGAGGAAAATATTTCGGATTAAAGGTTTCTTCTTGTTTTATATATCTCAAATAATTGCGTAGCCAATAATAAAGTAGGGCCGCCTTGTGTTGGTCTGAACCTAGTATGTTTTTTAAAAACGTACTTATGTTATTTGCAAGTTCCGCTATTTTTGATGTTAAAGCACCTTTGTTTTCTGGCTTTTTTAAATCCATACAGATCCTCCTTCGTTATACGCTTTATATTTTCTATTGATGCGGAATTCTATATCAATAAAATCAAAATACAGAATCTAGTACGTTATCATACCAGTGCTTTTTCTTTTTAGGCTGTTGCACTTCTTCAGATGGCGCCTGGTGTATCTCATGATCAGCTTGCCATTTTGCTAGTGCATTTTTAGTGCCTTCGTCGACTTTATGTAAGTCGTCCATCTCTTCTTTTGTCATGTTGATAGTACGTTCAAGATATTCCTGCTCATCTAGTAATTCGGTACTCCCGTCATCGTAGTGTACTAGTACCTTAGGACCGTCTAAAGCCTTAAACTCATCGTGAGATACTTCGGTTCTAGCGAATCCTGTAACTGTAACTAAGGCAAGCATAGTAGTAATTAATAAAGTCTTTTTCATGTTAACATCTCCCTTTTATATAATCCCTTATAATACTGATACATAATGATGGTAGAAATCTATAGCCTCTAATTCGGCATCATCGATACATGTTCGACGGACCATTTGCTCTACTAAATTAACGTGATGGTCTAAATAGAAGTCGTCATTAATAATATGCATTAATTCGTGCTTAATTTCTTCCCTCATACGATCATGAGGGAGGTTTTTGTTTATATAGATATTATGAGTATCTATATCTTCACATTCCTCTGACACAGCGTTGGCATGTGGCAAGTCACAGTAAATCAAATTTACAACCAATATAACACTCTCCCTTGTGTATTATTTGTTTTTTAGTTTTAAAAGCTCAATATATTCGACTGCTTTTTCTAAATCCTCCTTACTTATATCTTTAGCGGCAGAGAAGAGCATACGAGCTCCTGGACGTGTGCGTAGGTATTCAGCAAATTCGGCTGCTTCACGGTCAGTGTAATAGCCGTCTGTATATTTCTCTACTAGTTCAGATTTAGGAACGCTAAAATAGTTTGCCAATAACTCAATTTTATCGATTCTAGGATATGTATTTCCCTTTACCCAATCGGTAAACGTAGTATACTTTAACCCTAAATCAGCGCATATTTTATTACGATCAATTCCGCGACTATCCATTAGTCGTTGAATATTCTCAGCCATAATAGCCTTGTTGCCTAAATCACTCATAATAACCTCTCAAACACGAAATATATTAATTAATATACCTATATATTACGACATTTTCGTAATAAAATCAATATTTTACGGAAATTTTACAATAGTTTAAGTTTAGTTTATGGACATTACGGATAAACCGTAGTAGAATGATGACTGTAAACAAGATGTGAGTATCGAGAAAGGAGGTAGCTTATGAAGTATACATTAAAGATGTTAAGGGCTTCAAAAAACTGGTCTCAACTTACGGCATCTAAAGCGATTGGAGTGTCTGTTGATACTTGGGGAAATTGGGAGCGCAAACGCTCCTACCCTGATGTTCCTCACATAAAAAAAATACAAGAAGTATTTGGTGTAACGTATGACGACATTATTTTTTTATAGTTAATTACGGTTAAACCGTTACGGAGGAAAGGTTATGAAAGAATTCGTAATCAGAATGTTCGGCGAATCCATTACGGAACGCATGAACGAGTTAGGCATGACTAAGACGGCGCTGATCAAACAAGCTGAAATCTCAATGGATACATTAAACCGAGCTATCAAGGGCAAGTCAGTGCAAATGTCGACAGTCGTTGGTATCTGCTATGCGTTGTGTGTCGACGATACCGAAAGTCACGACTTTTGGGAAACCGATTACTACAACCCTAAGTTAGATAGGAGGTAGCTATGAATAAAAAACAATTATTAGAACTAGCTAGTTGTTGCTTATGGATTTTAGCGCTCGGCTTGTCCGCAGGTATAAGTTTGTTCGTAATGTTATCCCTGGTGCTTCTAGCATTCTAGGAGGTATCCATGACTAAGATGTGTATCACAGTAGCGGAAGCTGCGGAGCTTGCTAGCGTACCGCAAGCCGTTATTCGAGAATGGGCGCAAGATTTTGACTTCCCGTCCATGAAAATCGGTAAGCGTGGAGGTAAACGCCTTATCCACGTTGATTCATTTAACGCTTGGCTTGCTAAACGATGCCAGGCGCGAATAGGAGAGTAGACATGATGAAAGTAGTTTATGTGCTTCGCATTATTGCAGCCATATTAGTAGTAGGAACTGTCGGTTCTATCGAAATAGACCGCATTGATTTATGGACTGGTATGTGCCAGGGGTTACTAGGTATCACTCTTTGGTTACTCACTGGATACTGGATTGAGGAGTTAAAAGAGTATGAACGATAAACGATGCTCATTCTGTAATAAAAGAATTAAAAGTCCTTACACAAATTGGTCGTACCTAACAGGTAAGCCTCGAATTGTGTGCGATAACTGTAAAGACATACACCCGTGTGTAAATAGAATAACACGTTTATCCAAACGTGCCTAGTGAAAGGAGGTGAGGACATTGCGAGACTGTACAACGTGCCCTAATAGAGATTACTGCATTCCTGATGAGTGCGAGCACTTGGGCACAAAAAAAAGCACCCCAAAGCACGGCAATGCTAAAGGGCGCATAGAAAAATATCCATTTAAAGTATATCACATCATTAAGCCGAAAGGGAATAGAACAATGATCGAGTTAAAAATCACAGTTGATAAAGCAGTTGAATTAGAACAAGAAGTGAAAGACCTATATCAATCTATCGTAGGCGCTCCAGTTAAAGAAGAAACATCTACTAAGAAGGAAGCTCCTAAACAAGCTGAACCAGTTAAAGAAGAAGCACCTGCTCCTAAGGAAGAACCTAAATCTGAGCCAGTTAAAGAGGAACCAGCAAAAGCTGAAGAACCTAAAGTAGATGTCCCTAGCCTTGAAGCAACTCGTGAAGCAGTGAAAGACGTAATGGCAAAAGCTACTGACAAAACGAAAGCTAAAGGCGAATTCAAAGCCTTCTTAGATAGCATCGGCGCTGAAAAGGTAACATCTGCTACCGATGAACAACGTATTCAAATTATGGAATGGGTGAATAGCCGTGGCTAAGAAACACGCCTTACTAGGTGCATCAAGTAGCGCCAGGTGGCTAGTGTGTACTCCTTCAGCAAGACTAGAAGCGATGTTCCCTGATGAACAATCTCCGTATGCTGCGGAAGGTACTGTAGCTCACGACCTGGCAGAAGCAATCCTACGACATAAGCTTGAGGGCAAAAAAGCCCCTAAGCTAGACGACTACTCCGCGGAAATGGTAGAAGCGGTTAATCGGTATGTCGACATTTGCGAAGAAAAGGTAAACGAAGCTCGTGCTCGTTCCTCTGATGCGGAAGCCATGATTGAAGCACGGCTCGATTTCTCCAGGTGGGTACCTGAAGGCTTCGGCACTGGCGATATGGTAATCGTAGCGGACGGCATCCTGGAAGTGATTGACCTGAAGTATGGTAAAGGCGTTCCTGTTAGCGCCGTTGAAAACACACAAATGCGACTCTACGCATTAGGTGCTTACGATGTAAATGAGTTCCTATATGACATTAAAACAGTTCGAATGACGATCGTTCAACCAAGACTTGATAGTGTGTCTACCGATGAAATGTCTGTAGAAGAGCTACTCGATTGGGGCGAAGATATCAAACCATTCGCACAACGTGCCTGGGACGGTATCGGCGAATGTACGCCTTGCGATTACTGTAACTTCTGTAAAGCACGGCACACCTGCCGAGCATTAGCAGATACTTGCCTTGATACCTTCTATAAGAATGGCGGTAAGCTCAATCAATTACTTACTGATAGCGAAGTATCTGACATCCTAGGGATGAAAGATTTAATCACGAAGTGGATTAAAGGTGTTTACGATTTCGCTTATGAGAAAGCTTTATCGGGTGAAAAGCAATGGCCTGGATATAAATTAGTAGAAGGTACATCAAGACGTACCATAACGGATCCGGATGCTGCGGCTAAAACATTACTCGATAACGGCTACAAAGAAGAGGAAATCTTCAAGCCTCGAGAACTCGAAGGTATCACAAATCTACAAAAGGTACTCGGTAAAAAGGGCGTTGCCGAATACTTAGAATCATATATCGACAAACCGGAGGGCAAGCCTACGCTTGTACCGGAAAGCGATAAACGCCCAGCAATTAATACAGTTGAAACAATGATGAATGAATTTGAAGATGAGGTATAAGAGATGAACAACATTAAAAAAGCAACTTTAGTATTAGGTATTTCCGCATTAGCAGTAAACGTAGCTGGTGCAACTAGTAATAACACAGTAGGCGGTACAGATAATACTATCTCCGCAACTTCTACAAGCTCCGCAGTATGGGGCTTCCAAAATAACATCAACGCTAATAATGCGATAGCGTTCGGTACAAATAATACGGTAACCGGTGAAAATGGTTTCGCAGGTGGTAATAACGCTACTGCAGCAGGTCGTAACTCCTTCGCTTTTGGTTCTCATGCGGAAAGCTTGGTGGAATACACTGTGGCAATCGGCAACCAAGCTCGTGTGTCTAGCTACGACAGTGTGGCTATCGGTAATGGCGCGTTCGTATCTGGAGAATCTTCTGTAGTATTAGGCAGAACTAATAATGTTACAGGCGCTGATACTGTGGTTGTCGGTGCTAACAACGGCACAGTGGCTGGCGGCCAAAGTGCCGTTGTAGGATACAATAATAAAATCGGTGCTGACAAAGAGCAACTAGTTTTCGGTTCTAACTCCGAATCTAGCGGTCAAGGAGCCCTAGTATTCGGCACACATGCAAAAGCGGTAGCTATGGACGCTGTTGCGTTTGGTAATAACACGATTGCCGACAAACCGAATGCGGTGGCAATCGGCACAAATAGTGTTACCGATGACGCGGTAGGGGTTGATGGAATTACCATCAACGGAACTCGCCACGTTTTCGCCGGAGAACAGCCGGCAAGCGTAGTCAGTTTTGGTTCTAAAGCCCGTGCTGGTGCAGGCGGAGTAACTCAGTACAACCGCCAACTCACGAATGTTAGTGCAGGCCAAATCTCCGCTGATTCATTAGATGCTGTGAACGGCTCCCAGTTGTATGCTGCGATTGATGAAATCGAAACTAACGCTAAACAAATTAACAACAATAAAACGGCTATTATTAAAACACAAAACAACCTAAAAGACTTGGCCGTAGGTGTTCAAATGTTAGGCGACGTGGTGAACGATCATGAACAAGCTATCGCAGGTCATACTACTGCAATCGCTAACAATACTAACCGCATCAATGGTAATACATCTGCTATCAATACTCTTGGCCAAAAGGTAACTGCTAATACAGCAGATATCAGAGCCCTTGAACATGTAGCAGACAATCATGAAGGTCGTATCACGACCTTAGAAAATCGTTCTTTGGGTTTAGCTAATGAAATTAATAACAAGGTCAACAATCTTGGCCAACGTGTTAATAAGTTAGGTGCAAGTTCCGCAGCACTTGCTGGCTTGCATCCATTAGACTTTAACAGAAATGACAAAGTCAGCTATGCTGTAAGTTACGGCCACTACCGTAACAGTAATGCAGTAGCGCTCGGCGTATTCGCTAGACCTAATGAACGTATCATGCTTGGCTTTGGTGCTACGTTAGGTGGTGAGAACCAATACACAGTAAACGTAGCATTCAAAACTGGTAAAGGTTCTGACTACATTGCCGAAGCTAAAGATGCGCAAAGCCGTATTTCTAAACTTGAAGCACTCGTAAACAAATTAATGAATGAAGTAGAAGCTAACAAATAATTCATTTAAAGAAGGAGACCGTAACAATGGCTAAATTAACAACTGGTATCGTAAGACTTTCCTATGCAAACATCGCTCAACCTCGTAAAAATGACGACGGCAAAGCAAAATATAGCTCCCAAATCATTATTGATAAAACAGATAAGAAGACAATCAAAGCATTTGAACGTGCGATTGAAGAACTTAAAGCGGATCCAAAAGCAGTAGCTAAGGTAGAAGGTAAAGCAGCATACCTTAAATTGAACTTACGTGATGGTGATACAGATGAAGCAGTAGCTGACCAACCGGAAACATATGCAGGCAAGTTCTTCATCAACGCGAATAGCGATAAACAACCTATCGTATTCACTCGTGACAAAATCAAGATGGACCAATTCGACATCGAAGAAGAAATCTACTCCGGTGTATACGCGCAGGTAGCACTTTCTGTGTTCGCCTACAACTTCAATGGTAAAAAAGGTGTAGGCTTTGGTCTAAATGGTGTTCGTAAAGTTAAAGATGGTGACCGCCTCGGTGGTGTTCATGTATCTGCTAGCGACTTCGGGGACGACGATTTAGGCGACCTAGACGATGACGATTTAATCTAAGGAGGCATATATGGAGCTCAGTATTGATGTGGAAACGTATTCTGACTGCCCTATTAAATATGGGGCCCAGCGATACGTTGATGATACAACATTTGAAATACTGCTCTTTGCCTACAGCTTCGATGACGAACCGGTCGAAGTAATTGATATGACAAAGGATCCACTGCCCGAAAGGGTGGTGGACGCTTTGTATAACAAAGAAATTACAAAGACCGCCTTTAACGCAGCATTCGAAATGTTGTGTCTTAAAAAGTACTTCCCTGATGCGGATTACACGAACTGGGAATGTACCTCTGTACTAGCGTTATACTGCAGTTTACCTGCAAGCCTCGATAATGTGTCTAAGGCTTTACGATTAGGAGAAGCTAAAGACGCAAGAGGTAAACGCTTAATTCAATTCTTCTCTGTACCACGTAAGCCTACTAAGACAAATCCTAAGACACGAAATATGCCCGAGGATGCGCCGGAGAAATGGGCGGAATATATTGAATATAACCGCCAAGACGTAGTAGTAGAGAAGGCAATTCGTAAGCGCTTACTTTCGCTAAAACCACCTGCTATCGAGCACGAGTACTGGCTACTCGACCAAGATATCAACTGGCGAGGCGTGAAAGTAGATATGGAACTCGTCGATGCAGCGCTTGCTTGTAACGACGAAATCGTGGAAGAAGCTACCGAGTCATCCAAGATATTAACAGGATTAGAGAATCCTAACAGTACTATGCAACTTAAAGAGTGGCTAACTGCAAGACTAGGATATGATCTAGAAACAATGAGAAAAGACGATGTATCAAACCTCTTGGCGCAGGATATCCCCTCCGATGTTCGCAAGGTACTGCAAAATAGACAGGTGCTCGGTAACTCCTCCATCAAAAAATACTTGGCCATGAAAAACGCTGTATGTTCAGATGGTCGTATCCACGGCATGCTTCAGTTTTACGGAGCTATGAGAAGTGGACGATGGGCAGGTCGTGTAGTACAACTACAGAACCTCCCTCGTAACTACCTAGAAGATTTAGACACCGCTCGGGAAGTTCTTAAGAGCAGAGATGTAGAAATGCTAGACCTACTCTACGGAAACCCTGGCGATGTGATTAAGCAACTTATCCGTACTGCTCTCGTAGCAGAGGATGGGCACCGATTTATTGTAGCTGACTTCAGTGCTATTGAAGCCCGTGTTATCGCTTGGCTAGCTCATGAGAAATGGCGCCAGGATGTATTTGCTCAAGGTGGCGACATCTACTGTGCATCTGCATCTAGCATGTTCCACGTACCCGTTGAGAAGCACGGCGTCAATGGACACCTTCGCCAAAAAGGTAAGGTAGCAGAATTAGCGCTCGGCTATGGTGGCGGTGTAGGAGCCATGAAAGCGATGGATTCAAAAGGGGAAATTCCTGAGAAGGAACTACCTGGCATCATCGAAGCTTGGCGACAGGCAAGTCCACGAATTACGAAATTTTGGAAAGACGCAGACAGCGCAGCAAAGCAAGTAGTGAGAACAGGCGAACCCGTACGAATTAGACAAGGCAATATTAAATTCTTTAAATCGAAAGGCTTCCTGTTCATCGAATTACCGTCCGGTCGAAGACTTGCCTATGCAAGACCTCGATTAGGGCTTAACCGATTCGGTAGCGAATCGATTGAGTATGACGGTATGGATCAGGTTAAGAATACATGGGGCAGAGTTGAAACCTACGGCGGAAAGCTCGTCGAAAACATTGTACAGGCAGTTGCAAGAGATTGCTTAGCCGCATCAATGTTACGGCTTTCTAAAGCGGGTTACAAAATTGTAGCCCATATCCACGACGAAGTGGTTATCGAAGCGCCTATAGGCGTAGGCAGTTTAGAAGAAGTTATAGATATTATGTGTGAACCGGAGCCCTGGAATGAGGGCCTCATATTAAACGCAGCAGGGTTTGAGAACCCTTACTACATGAAGGATTAGGAGGACAATTCTTATGAAACTCTCAAAACAACAAATTCAACAACAACGCGAAGCAATCGACGCTTTATATGAACTCGTAAAAGATGCGCCAGCTAGTGAACGTAAAGACTCCGCTATGGCGTACTGCGAAGGATGTATTGCTGCTTGCGACCTCGCGCTTAAGATATTAAATGGCAAAAAAGCAGAAGCTCCTAAGGCTGAAGAGCCTGTAGTTGAAGCTACTCCGGCAGTAGTAGAAGAGAAACCTGAAGAAAAGCCAAAACGTAAACGCACTACTAAAAAGAAAGAAGCTCCAGTAGTTGAGGAAACTCCTGAAGAAGATGATTTAGACGATTTGTTATAAGAGAAAGGATAGCGCCTTATGAAGGTCTTATTCAATCTACAAGTACAAAGGCTGTACGACCTGGTACGGCGCAATCAAGTATCACCTTTTAACCCTGCAAGTTATTACCATGTACCTTGCGAACACTCCTTCGCTAATCTTTGGCCAATGGAATCTAATGGGTTTGGGATAGTGCCTTGCCGGGAATCAGATGAGTTCTATTGCCCAAAATGCGGTGAGCGGATCAACGCTAAAGGGTTTACTGCAGAAGTCGGGTATAGCGCTACCGTTCCTCTCTCACTGAACCTATCCATTATAGATAGGGGCGATAAACTGGACGTGCAATTTGAGTACGACACGGTATACGCCGACGGAGATAATGGGATGATTTACAAAGGCTATAAATCTCATGTCATCGATGTAGTAAGGTTTGATTTCAAGCAAAGAAAAACCTTTACCATACTCAAGAAACGCTCACGCAGCGACGTCGTCGAAGAAGCGACAGTCTCTCCGTCGGGCTTTAGCAATTCCCTTTCATCGTTAGTTTGGTTCGTAGCCACTCCTGACTGCAGACTACATAACTACAGGGATGAGTTAAAATGTTTCGCTAAGGTGCTAAAAGAAGTATTCTTCACGAAATTATCAAAGGTCGTAGGCTATAAAGTCAAATCTATTAGACAAGGCGTACAGGTATCTAACAAGTACGGGGCTTCAGATAACTTACTTCATAACTTAGTATGGAAATTACAAGCTCCGGATGCACCGGCTATCAATGATAGTCTTAAGCGTGACTATGATGACTTCTATAATCGGAAATTCCCTAATGAGACACTTGGCATGAGCGATGTATTAGAGTTAACGATAAAAGGTGATTCTTTTGTGAAAGCCTTAATTAAAGCTCATAACTTGCCTGATGCTCGATGGGTTCGCCGGTTACTACACGATAGACCTTTCTTCTATACGAAGATCATCAAGGTTATGGCTACGTTATTTAAGAACAAGGATTACCAAAAAGCTATGGTCGATGTCGTCAAGGACAATGCCGATAATACAAGTTATATTCAGTCTTGGCCATTATGGCGTGATGACCGCGATTTATCTGTTATTCGTAAATTTGTTAACATCCTTAGCCATCAATACGGCGAGCGCCAGGCGTTCTTATTTATTAGAAATGCGCCTTCTTATCACGATATCAGAGATACAGCTAGTATGTATTTTGAGTTATCGAGGAGCCGTCGTAAAGAGGTTTGGGATACTCGCATCCAGGTGCGTAACCTACATGACACCATCACGAGGATGCAAAAGTTCGATAAAGTGGAAGACGAAATCGTGCAGCAGCGTAAAGTACATCGTGTACTAGCTGATATGGTTAACGGTTACCGCTTTATGGCCATTGGTTCTACGCATGGCATCATTGATATGGGAATACAGCTTAATAACTGTGTAAGCTCCTATATCAAAAAAGTAAAAGCTGAAACGTGTGCTATTGTAGGTGTCTATAAATGTAACGAGCCGGTAGCGTGTATTGAGGTTAACCCGGTTAATGATGCGGATGACTTCGTAGAGATACACCAGGCTAAGCTTAAAAATAATCGTGGCGTATATGAGGACCACGATATCAACGGAGCTGTAACACAGTGGGTAACATCTCACGGATTATGCGTTCCGGCGTATGTACGAGATATCCAGTTTGCGAAGGGAGGAGCGATGTGATATGGATACTAATATCATCATAGCTACGGGCAGAAGTCGCTCCGCCCGTAGCTGGAAGTCTCAGAAAATGACTTGGAGTGAATTGGCCAACAAATTGGCCGAGCCAACTGTAACGAATGAAACGGCTGCAGAATACGCCAAGATGTCTAAGGCTGATAAAGGCCAAAAGAAAGACGTCGGTGGATTCGTCGGCGGATATATTCCTAAAAATGGTAGACGGGTTAGAGGGGCTGTCAAAGAGCGATACTTAATCACTCTTGATGCGGATAACCCTGGCGAAGATTTCATCGTAGACCTAGATATGGAATTAGGCGGTATGGAATACGTACTATACAGTACGCACAGCCACACAGCTGACAATCCTCGTTACCGTGTCATTATCCCAGTTGATAGACCGATGACACCGGATGAATATCAAGCAGTCTCGAGACGGATTGCTGATAACATCGGCATTGAGTTCTTTGACCCATCCACGCACCAGGCCGAACGTCTTATGTATTGGCCAAGCCATCCTAAAGACGTCGAATACGTGTATCAGCATAGCGAAGGCGCACTCGTTTCAGTAGATACCTATTTGAGTACCTATAGAGGCTGGCGTGATACGAGCCTTTGGCCAACATCAGAAAAGGAATCACAAATTCGCCTTGATGCGGCCAAGAAGCAAGGTAACCCATTAGAGAAAAAGGGCCTTATCGGTGCTTTTTGTCGGAGTTACAGTATCACGGAAGCTATCCATAAGTTTCTCCCTGAAGTATATGAACCTACTGCAGTTGAAGACCGGTACACCTACGTAGCCGGTAGCTCGGTAGGTGGTTTAGTAATTTACGACAACGATACTTTTGCTTACTCCAACCATGCAACTGACCCGATTAGTGGTAAGCTCGTGAATGCGTTTGACCTTGTCCGGATCCACTTATTCGGAGATAAGGACCCAGCCGATGAGACCAGCGTCACCAAACTTCCAAGTTACAAAGACATGATTGACTTTGTGAACGAAGACGGCGCAGCACCCATCCTGCTCGACAAAGAACGTATGGCGGATATGGAGTTTGAGGATATCACGGACGATGACGAGGACTTCTTATCGAAGCTAAAGCGTGATAAGAACGGTACCCCTGAATCTGATGTGTACAACTGCTTAGTCGTTCTTAAGCAGGACCCTACACTTAAAGGTAAAATCCGTCTTGATGAATTCTCGCACCGGTTAGTCGTGATTGACGACCTTCCGTGGCGCGATAAGGACGAAACCCCTTACTGGACAGATACCGACGATGCGTGCTTACGTAATTACTTCGCTACGAAATACCTTATCAAGGGTAAAGGCATTATCGATGATGCACTCCAGGAGGTAACGCAAGATAATAAATTCCATCCTGTGCGTGAGTATCTAAAGGGGCTAACTTGGGATGGTGAATGTAGACTTGATACTCTCTTTATCGATTATATCGGTGCCGAGGATACCGAATACATTCGGGCTGTTACACGTAAATGGATGTGTGGTGCCGTAGCTCGTGTTATGGAGCCAGGCGTTAAGTTTGATACGGCGATTGTGTTATACGGCTCTCAAGGTTTAGGTAAATCCTTAATCTTAGAACGCTTAGGCCGTAAATGGTTTAATAACTCACTCGTTGATATTAAAACCAAAGATGCCCTAGAACAAATTCAAGGCTCTTGGATAGTCGAACTTGCCGAACTGGCACCTACCTACAAGAACGATAATGAAATCGTTAAAGCCTTTATCAGTCGTACCTCTGACCGGTTCCGTTCTCCATATGGACGACGCACCGAAGAGTACCCTCGCCAGTGTGTGTTCGCTGGTTCCACTAATAATCTTATGTTCCTTAAAGACCGTACCGGTAACCGCCGATTTTGGCCAATTACTGGCGATAAGGACCGGAAGACAAAGAACTCCTGGGACTTGTCAAAAGATGAAATTGACCAATTATGGGCGGAAGCGTTCGTGTATTGGTCTGAAGGTGAGCCATTGGTTCTTGAAGGAGCACTTGAAGAAGAAGCCCTTCGAATTCAATTATCCCACACAGAAGGCGGTGAACTCGTAGGTCTTATTGAAGAGTACCTCGAAATGGAACTGCCTGAAGATTGGGAGTCTAAAGACATCTACGATCGCAGGGAGTATATCCGGAATTATGGCGACGACGATTATTGTGGTTCAGTGCAGCGGGAACGAGTGTGTGCGCTTGAGATATGGTGTGAAGTGATGGAGGGCGACAGGAAGAACCTGCAGAACGCAAAAGCAAGAGAAATCATTGACATTTTGCAATCTATTAAAGGGTGGAGCCCTTATTCAAAGAGCGTTGGTAAAATGCGATTCGGGAAAATGTACGGCGTGCAAAGAGCATTTATTAGGGATGCAAGCACTCTACAAAATAAGGCTAAAATGATATCTAAAAATCGTAAATAGCCGTGTTGCCGATTTTTGTTGCCGATTAGGTGTTTTTCTAATATTGAAAAGTATCGAAATAGTTTTTATGCACGCCTATACATCGATGAACTTTGATATAGGTTAAAAAATCGGCAACGGCAACACGTGTGGCAACAAAATCGGCAACACGTTTTGTGTAGTTGTTATCTGTCTTAAATGCGATTTGTTGCCGATGTTTTCGATTATTTACTATTAATTAAAAATAATAAATATATGAATAAGTGCTTGTATACGTATACACGTAAAAAACGCAAATACGCGTATATATATATATGAGAAAAAAAAACAAAACATCGGCAACACAGCCCTGATAAAGCCAGATTTTATATGGGCTGAGGCCTGTTGCCGATTATTTATTGAGAACGAGGTGAGAACGTGGAAAAAGACATCGAACGATGGTTAGGAAATCAACTCAAAAAAATGGGGTGTATATATATGAAGTTCGTGTCACCAGGAAATGATGGTGTGCCGGATCGGATTATTGTACTTCCAGGTGGCGGTGTTATCTTCGTCGAACTAAAGGATACAAAAGGGAAGCTAATGGCTAACCAACGGGTACAGATTTCACGATTACGAAAGCAAGGTGCATTAGTGTTCGTCGTAACCGGGATGTCTGATGCCAAGTTATTTATTGAAGATATGGAAAGGGCGATAGATGGACTTTCATCCACACGAGTACCAAAGCATTGCAATACAACGAATCATTGACAATACCCATTACGGCTTGTTACTGGATATGGGGTTAGGCAAAACCATATCTACACTTATTGCGATTGACCGGTTAATGTATGACTACTTTGACATTAAAAAAGTATTACTCATCGCACCTAAGAAGGTAGCAGAATCTACATGGGCCCAAGAAACGCAAAAATGGAGTGCTACAAGACGTTTAACCGTGGCTAAGGTGTTAGGTTCCGAGAAGGAACGCATACACGCCTTAGAGAATGAATCTGACTTGTATGTGATAAATCGTGAAAACGTGCAATGGTTATATGAGTACTATCATAAGAAAAAATCGTTTCCTTTCGATATGTTAGTTATCGATGAGAGTTCTTCGTTTAAGAACCCACAGGCAAAACGATTTAAGGCGATACGAAAACTCCGTCCACTGTTTAAGCGTATCGTCATACTAACAGGTACACCGGCACCGAATACGTTGCTTGATATTTGGGCGCAGATGTATCTACTAGATGGTGGTGAACGATTAGGTAAGACGATTACCGAATATCGTACTCGGTATTTTACGCCGGACAAAACCAACGGACATGTCGTGTATAGTTACCGGCTACTGCCAGGCGGCGACAAGGCGATATTCAGTAAGATGCAAGATATCTGTATGAGCTTAAAAGCGAAAGACTATCTTACACTACCTGAACGTATCGAGAATGTCATCACAGTAGAGATGAACCCGAAAGAATGGGCACTCTATAAAGAGATGGAACGGGAACACGTGCTTAGTTTAGCCAGTGATGACGACGTAAGTGCACTTAATGCAGCAGCACTTGCCGGTAAATTGTTACAACTGGCGAATGGATCCATTTATAACGATGGTGGTGAAATCGTAGTTGTCCATAACGAGAAGATTGAACGCTTGAAAGAATTGGTAGAAACAAATGAAGGAAAACCGATGTTAGTATTCTATAACTTCAAACATGACCTTCAATCTATCAAAGAGGCGTTCCCGAAAGCCGTCGAGCTTAAGACCGATGACGATATAGAGGAGTGGAACAAGGGCAACATTCAAATGTTACTGGCACATCCCGCATCAGCAGGGTACGGCTTAAACCTTCAAGCCGGCGGTAATATCATTGTATGGTATGGGCTAACGTGGAGCCTTGAACAGTACCAACAGGCGAACGCACGACTTCATAGACAGGGGCAAACACAACCCGTGATTATCCATCATTTAGTCACTAAAGGCACGATGGACGAGCAAGTCATGAAAGCATTAGAACGTAAAGAAGCAGGGCAAGATGCCCTCTTAGAAGCTATTAAATATCGTAAAGAATTGTATAAGGAGTAGAGATATGCAAAAGAAATGTAGACGATGCGGAGACACATTTACAGTAAGAACTCACGAGGACTATTGTCCTTCATGTGAAATCGTAATGACACCACCTGGCGGGGGTGTTAGTAAAGAGTTAACCTGTGAAGGATGTAATACAACATTCGTTCACACAAAAGAAAAAGCGCAAGGTCGTTGGCCTAAATATTGTCCTGAGTGTCTACCTAAATATTCGAAAGTACCTAAGAAGAAAGATGTGCAGGCTATCGCTGAAAAGGTAGTGCAAACTATCGAGGAGCAGACCGTTGAATTGCCTAAGAAAGAAGATGTTATCAATCATCCTTCACACTACACACACGGTAAGATTGAAGTTATTGACTTTATCGAGGATCAACAACTTCCATATCATCTAGGTAATGTAATCAAGTACGTTGCAAGAGCAGGGCATAAGGGCGACAAACTCGAAGACCTAAAAAAAGCGCGGTGGTACTTAGACCGTTACATCAACGAGGTAATGCAGCATGAGTGACTATAAGGAAAAGGCTACGGAGTATCTACAAGATATTAAGATGATAGCTATTCGTATTCAATCGCTACGGCAGGATATTCGTAAACTGCAGTATGATATCATCACTTTATCGGCGATTGATTATTCTAAAGACCGAGTATCAGGGGGAGGTACTCCAGTAGGTCTTGAAGGTGATGTGGCTAGACTTGTAGATACGGTAGATGCCAAAAAACGGGAGATAGCAAAGCTTATTGCTAAAAGGGAAGAAGCAAGGGCTTTAATTGAAAAGATAGAATGCATACCAGGGCGTATTATATTAGCGCAAGAATACATAAACGGGGCATTCCCTAAGAAAGTACAAGCGATGATATATTACGAAAAAAGCAGTTACTTCAATTTAAAAAATAAAGCGTTGAACGAATTAGGGGAGCTCCTTTCATAGTGGAGTACTTTGGAGTGTTTTGGAGTGTTTTGGACTTAAATGAACCGACTTGACATAGTATAATGTAGTTGTGAAAGGTGTCATTAGTCATCTAACACAAATCCTCTCTTATACACAACTCGGCAAAAAGCACGGTGATGACGACCGTGCTTTTTGTTGTATGTAGCATTGTAAATACAGGGGCCCGTATTTATGATGTAGGCGATCGCGTAAGCTAAGGAGAGGGAATATGTAAAAATGAAATTTACCGCACAATGAAACCAGGGCGAGCCGAATATGTCCACATACATTTCAAAGCTTATACATTATGAGCTTGCCCTGTATCGTTGTACGCTGACATCTGATGACTAGAACTAGTAGTCCTCCAATAACTATATAGCCTAACAACAACCAACTAGTCATCGGATTTGAGCGTACAAATTATAAAGGTGAAAGGTATGAGCACAGAAGTCAAATGCATTAAACGTAAATGCCTGAATAATAAAAACGGTGTTTGCACTGCAAAACTAATTGAATACGACGGCCTGTGTCAAACGTATATCACACACGACCACGCACACAAAAGTAATTGTGGATTATGCACTCGTTCGCACGGCCGATTTAAGAGAAACAGCCGTGATGTATTAAGATAGCCAGGAGGTGAGATAGTGGCTGCATTAGCAAATAAACGACACGAAAAATTTTGTCATGAGTACATCAAAGATATGAACGCGACACAGGCCGCTATTCGCACTGGTTATTCTAAGAATACAGCTAATAGAATAGGAAGTCGCTTGTTGTCAAATGTTGATATAAAAGCAAGGGTCGCTGAATTACGAGAAGCCTACTTCAACGAAAACATCATGACGGCTCAGCAGGTCGAGTATGAGTTAACAAGAATTGCCCTGGGGCTCTCAAATGAAAAACACGTTGTTATCGAGGGCACAGGGGAAGGGTGTTCCGAAGCTCGCATCATCGATAAACCGCCTGACGAGAAGTCGAGACTCAAGGCACTAGAGCTTATGGCCAAACGGCATAGAATACTCAGTGGTGACACAACTATCGATATTAAGCCTGTACTCATCGTAGGTGGTGACGATATTGCAGACTAATAGAGTGTACTTGCCTGATATCGTAGGCAAGGGATACGGTGCTTTTTGGCGGTTTAAAGGCCGTTATAAAGTAGTCAAGGGCAGTCGTGCCAGTAAAAAGTCCTCTACGCAGTCTCTAAAAGTTATTATGGAGATAATGGAGAACCCCTGTATAAATTGGCTGGTCGTTCGTAAGACAGAACGGACTTTGCGTGACAGTTGTTTCGCGCAACTCAAATGGGCTATGCGCCAGTTAAAGGTGGAGCGGTACTTCAAATGTTCCGTATCTCCACTTGAGATAACGTATATCCCGACCGGACAGAAAATCTTATTTCGCGGTCTCGATGATCCTTTAAAGGTAACGTCCATTACTGTTGAAGTCGGCGCTTTGTGTAGGCTATGGATTGAAGAAGCTTATGAGATTATGAGTGAAGATGCCTTCAACAGACTGGATGAATCTATTCGTGGTCAGTTGCCCGAAGGACTGTATCACCAGGTAGTCTTAACTTTTAACCCGTGGTCTGATAGGCACTGGTTAAAGAAGCGCTTTTTTGATGAACCTAGTGACAACGTGCTGGCCATGACTACGAATTACCTGTGTAATGAGTTCCTGAGTGAATCTGACTTAGTGTTATTCGAAGAAATGAAGAAGAACCCTAAGCGGTACCAAGTAGCCGGCTTAGGTAACTGGGGCGTTGTTGAAGGCCTGGTTTATGAAAACTGGAAAGAACAAGAATTTAATGTTGATGTAATTAGAGGTCAAACCGGTATCAAGTCCGCGTTTGGCCTTGATTTTGGTTATACAGTAGACCCTACAGCGCTAGTGTGCATGCTTGTTGATATGGAATATAAGAAAATCTACATATTCGATGAGCAGTACGAAACAGGGCTTACGAATCAACAATTAGCATCTCGTATTATTGATATGGGTTACGCTAAAGAGAAGATTCGAGCCGATAGCGCCGAGCCTAAATCCATTGAGGAATTGTATCAGGCAGGACTAAAAGGTATAACCAGGGCACGCAAGGGTAAAGACAGCATATTAAATGGCATTCAGAGGATACAAGATTACGAATTAATCGTTCATCCAAGATGCGTTAATGTGCTGCGTGAATTATCCACGTATCAATGGGCGAAGGATCGCTTTGAGAAATACACAGGGAAACCTGAAGACGAAAACAACCATGCTATGGATGCTATGCGGTATGGTTTGGAAGATATTAATGTAGAAAGGTGGTCGTTTGATTGATATTATCTCAGCTATGGGACCGCATCATAAAAGGTTCAGCGACTATGTCGGAACGAGAGTTCCTACAAGCACAGCTGCGTAATTTTCTAGGTAGCGAACAGCGTAAAACGATGTGTACCGCTATCGATTACTATGACGGTAAACATGACATTCTGAATAAGCAACGATACGTTGTAGGTGAAGGCAATACACGAATAGCCTTGCAAGGCGTTCCTAATAATCAGATTGTGGATAACCGATTTGATGATTTAGTAGACCAAAAGGTTAACTACTTATTGTCTAAGCCATTAGATATTAACGCCGATGATGACGAGCTCGATAAGATGTTCGGTATTCAGTTCCAACGCTTATTGAAGTCGGTAGGCAAGTTTGCGACGATGGCAGGTAAGGCGTATATTCACCCTTACATTGGTATCGATGGTACACTTAAGTTTAAGATGATGAAACCGCATCAGGTTTTACCATTTTGGGCAGATGAGGAACACACACAACTAGATGCGTTCCTTTACTTGTACGATATTGAGTACTACACAGGGCTAGAAACTAAGACTATTCACAAAGTCGAATACTACACACCGAACGGTATTCAGTATTACATATGGGATACGGAACGTTTACTTCCGGACCCCGATAAAGAAAACACTGCCAATTTTGCGATTGCCGATACACCGTATAACTGGGAACGTATTCCTCTTATTATGTTCCGTGCAAATGAATTCGAGCAACCGCTTATCGATAAGGTTAAATCCTTACAAGATGCACTCAACCGATTACTATCTAACTTCCAGGACAATATGGAAGAAGATATCCGCAGCACAATTTTGATACTACAGAACTATGACGGCGAAAATCTCGCTGAGTTCCGTCAAAATCTTGCATCGTATGGCGCGATTAAGGTTCGTACGGTTGATGGTGTCAATGGTGACGTGAAAGCCTTAAAAATAGAGGTGAATAGCGATAATTACCAATTACTTATTAATATTTTGCGCAAAGCTATTATCGAGAACGGCCGAGGCTTTGATGCTAAAGACGATCGTATGGCGAACAATCCAAATCAGATGAACATTATGTCGATGTACTCTGATATTGATTTAGACGCCAATGAAATGGAGCTAGAATTCAAATCTAGCTTGCACGATTTGATGTGGTTCGTTAACACGTACCGCGGTTTAACTAATCAAGATACAGTCGAAGAAGTGGACTTCATCTTCAATCGTGACTTACCAATCAATGAAGGCGATACCATTAACAACTGTAAAAACTCCGTTGGTATCATCTCCAATGAAACTATTATTGCAAATCATCCGTGGACAACCGATGCTGCGGAAGAGCTCGCAAAAGTTAAAAAGGAACAGTCCGAAGTAACAGCAGATTTTGTTGTACCGAACGGCGGTGAGGCAGATGGCGAATGATTACTGGGAGAAACGGTATGAGCGGTTACTAGACGAATCGTTTCAAAAGGCAAGTCTAACCGATGATGAAATCAAATCTAACTACGCCAGGGCGTTACGCAGGATAGAAAAGGCTATCAATGATTGGTATCGTCGGTTCGCCACAGAAAACGGACTTCAACTAGCCGAAGCAAGGAAACTACTGAACGCCTATGAGATGAAAGCCTTTAAAATGGATTTAGCTGAATTTAAGGCAGAAGCTAAGAAACTAGGTGTATCTGAAGAACATCAACAAATGCTATCGAATGCATCCATTCGCGAGCGGTTAAGCCGAGAACAGATGCTGTATATCAACGTGGTTCACGAGCTCGAAATACTGGCTCAAAAGCAGAATATTTCACTTAACGACCTATTGAAAGACGTGTATCAGTCCTCCGCGTATAAGTCCGCATATACAGTGCAGACGCAACGCGGAGAGTACGCACCTATTAATACGATTGATAGTAAGCGTGTAGATAGCGTGGTTCACAGTCAATGGGCGAGTGATGGCAAGGACTTCAGTAGTAGGATTTGGGGCGATACAAGTAAGCTAGTAGCTAACTTGCAGAATGATTTTACGCAAGCCCTTATCATCGGACAAGGGGCGGACACGATGGCAGATAATCTGCATAAGCGGATGAAGACATCATACAGTAACGCTAAGCGATTAATCGAAACAGAGACGGCACGGGTTCACGAGCAAGGGTTTCTTGATAGCATGAAAGACCTAGATGTCGAGGAGTTAGAGATACTGGCTACACTAGATAGCCATACTTCTTCCATCTGCAGACACATGGACCGTAAACGTGTCAGAGTCGTAGATGCTAAACCAGGCGTTACCGTTCCGCCGTTTCATTGTTATTGCCGGTCTACTACAATTCCATATATTCCAGGACTCGAAGGCACTCGAACAGGTAGAAATCAGAATGATAAGAGTACTGATTTTGACGGAGAGATTACCTATGAGGAATGGGAAAAAGAATATATCAATTAGCAGCGGAAACGCTGCTTTTTTATTGCCATTTTAGTATTGTTGGGCGAAAACTAACAAGACCGTAGCCGTGAGGTGTGGCTCACGAAAATAAAGCGAAAAGGGTATTTTTTAAGGAGGTCACTATGACTAAGGAAGAATTGTTAGCACTAGGATTAACTGAAGAACAGACTGCTAAGGTCGTTGAAGACTATGGCAAGAATTATGTGTCTAAGGATCAATTCAATGCTAAGAATGAGGAACTCAAATCCGTTAAAGGGGAGCTCACGACTCTTAATAGCGAAATTGATAACCTCAAAAAATCTAATGCGGATAATGCGGAGCTTGCGAAACAAATTGAAACGATGAAAGCTGATGCGGAATCTCGTAAAGCTGAATACGAGGGTAAAATCGCACAACTTGAAATCGACAATATTGTGAACGTAGCATTGTCCAACGCAAAAGCTAAAAACAACGTTGCAGTCCGTGCGCTATTGGATTTAACCGATGCAAAAGTGAAGGACGGCAAAATCAAAGGATTAGATGAACAACTTGCAGAAGTTGCCAAAGCTAATCCTTATTTATTTGGGGAAGCGTCCGCCCCTAAAGGTGTGGCACCGGGTAACCCTGGCGGTAAAGCACCAAGTGGCGCAGTAACTAAAGAAGACTTCGCTAAAATGACGTACTCTCAACGGGCGGAGTTATTCGCAAACGACATTGATCTTTACCATTCATTAACAGGAGGAAACGCTAATGAATAAACAATTCTCTTTTAATTTACAAACATTCGCAGCAGGTCCTACGCAAACTGCTAATGTAGTTAACCCTCAAGTAATGGCGGACATGGTATCCGCAGGTTTACCAAAAGCTATTAAATTTACTTCTATCGCTAAAATCGATAACAAATTGGCAGGCGTGCCAGGTAACGAAATCACTATTCCAGCATGGGGCTACATCGGTGACGCGGAAGACATCGCAGAAGGCGTAGAAGTAACTGCAACTCAAATGTCCACATCCGTCGCTAAAGCTAAAATTAAAAAAGCAATGAAACGCGTTGACATCACAGACGAAGCTAAATTGTCCGGTTATGGCGACCCAGTAGGCGAAGCTACTCATCAATTACGTTTGTCCTTGGCTTCTAAAATCGACCAAGACGTAGTAACAGCCCTTGGCGGTGCTACTCTTGCAGTAACTGATACTAAAGTTATCTCCTATGAAGGTGTCGTTAACGCAGTAGACAAATTGAACGAAGAAGACTACGTTGAAAAATATTTGTTCGTAGCACCTTCTCAAATTACTGCACTTCGTAAAGACCCTAACTTCATCGACAAAACAAAATACGGTAACGACGTTATGATGACTGGTGAAATCGGTATGATTGCCGGCTGTCGTGTCGTAACATCTCGCCGCATCAATGATACTGGCGCAACTATCGACAACTTCATCGTTGGCGTATCTGCAGAAGTGGAAGATGGTACTCCTGTATTACCTGCTGTAACAATTTACATTAAACGTGACGTTGTTGTTGAATACGATCGTGTTCCTGAAAAAGGTATCGACAAATTCGTTGCTAACGAACACTACGTTGTTGCGTTGACTAACCAATCCAAAGTTGTAAAAGCTACATTCAAAAAATAGTAGGTGAATAATATGACCACGAAAGAGACAGTTTTACAAATTCTTGAATCGTGGCTCGGGTATGATGCAATTTCTGATATAAATATCATTGAGTATATGATTGATGCGGAAACACAACATATCCTCAATGATATCAATCAGAAGGAATTACCTAGCGAATTACAGCACGTTCTCGTATATCGTGTAATTGGCAGCTATATCACCACAAACAAAAACAAATTGATTGAAGCTGACGGAGAAATGGCGAGCTCCATTAAAATGGGCGACACTGAAGTTCAATTTAAAGGAACCGACAAGGCATCTCGTCTCCAAGAGCTGGCCACCGCTTTGAGTGGATATGGAAGGGGTGACCTAGCATGCTTCCGACGGCTAAGATGGTAGACGCTGCTAGAAAGCAGTTAGAACGATTATACGATTGTACGTGTTATGTTATCTCCGAAGTGGATGCAATGGACCCCGATACTGGAATTATGAGTAAAACTGCCAGTAGAGAGGGTCCTTTTGCTTGTAGAATTAGCTATAAAACTCTCTCTACAGGTCAAATCGCTGAGATTGCAAAATTTAGTACCACCACGGTACTTTTCACCGCTCCGGATGTAATCATACCTAATGGGGCTCGAATTGAGCTTATAGGGCGAAATACGAAGCAACTTTTTCGTAGTGCATCGATTCCGGCACGATATGACACACATCAAGAGGTGCAACTCGAAAATTTAGAGGTGCATTGACATGGGTGTTGAATTCGACATGGAAGATTTTGCTGAATTTAATCGAAGCCTGGTCAAAATGAGTCAATCGGGCAGTCTTCAGAACTTCAACAAGCAAGTTGTGAAGGAAATGGCTGGTGTGTATGTGCGTGAAGCTAAATTGAACACACCGGTCGGAAAACGATCGGTTAAATTCATGCAAAACGGCAAAGTACAAACAAAGTACTTTGATAGCGAGCATACTCGCCAATCGTGGAGTGTTGGTGGATATCGACTGGACGATAGAACCGGACGGGTTAGGGTGCTTAACACATCCTCTTACGCCTCGTTTCTTAATGATGGGCATCGGCAAGAAGTTGGGAGATTTCTTCCGTGGATAGGCCAATCTAAAGGCGGTGTTATGCAAGGCGGTAGACTGAAAAAGCCTTGGGTAGATGGTGCGTACATGCACGAGAAAGCTGAAAAGGCACTCAGTAAAAACGCTAAACGTATTATGGAAATTACATTAAAGAAATGGATTGAAAAGCATGGTGGATTCTGATGTATTAACAGCCGTATCTAAAGCCGTACATACGGCACTCAACGTGCCTATATACCTAGAATTCAAAGAAAACAATATGACATTCCCGTGCGCATACATCAAGGTGATTGAGCCCAGTATGAGCAGGCATGTCGGTGATCTTTACAATACCTCTTTGGACTTAGACATCATGTATTACGCCAATAATCTTGATGTGGTTACTGATACGCGAAAACTCATTGATATTCCTAGTGTGCTGTATCTACTGCTTGAATTTGTACAAGTTGGGGAACGTACAATTATGGGCACTGGCATGAAATACAAGATTTCAGACGGTGTGCTGCACTTCTTCGTGACGTATGAAAACATACTACGAAAAGTGGCCAAACCTATCGAACGTATGAAGCACATGGAATTAACAGAAAGGGTAAAAGATGGCAGATGAAAAAGAAACAGTCGAGGTAACGACTGAACAACAATTTGATGCTTACGCTATCATTGCATCTGACAAATACAGACGGTATCGTGATTTACTCACTTGCCTTCTTAACGAAGATGAAATGTATACGGAAAGCGACATTGATAGAATTTTAAATCAGGCATTAACAACGCCTGTGAAAGGTTAGTGAAATATGGCATTAGGTGGTGGCACATTCTTATTCCACAATAAAGTATTGCCAGGTACTTATATTAACTTCGTATCCAAAGACCGAGCATATGCAGAAGTATCTGACCGCGGTTTTGGAGCGATGATGCTCTCCTTTGATTGGGGCCCAAGTGGTGAAGTGTTCCGTGTAGATAACGACACATTCCAAAAGGATTGTCAAAAATACTTTGGTTATGACTACGGCCATGACAAAATGAAGGGCTTACGTGATTTGTTCCGTGGCTTGAAAACTGGCTACTTCTACCGCTTAAACTCTGATGGTGCGCAAGCTACGAGCACAATCGGTAAAGCAAAATATAAGGGTATTCGTGGTAACGATTTGGGTGTATCTGTTCAAGCTGATCCAGATAACACAGGTAAATTCATCGTAACTACTTACCTCACTACAGGCGATGTTCGTAAAGCAGTAGATATTCAAAAGAACTTGAAGAATGCGACAGAACTGCAAGATAACGATTACATCGTATTCACTAAAACTGGCGCATTAACTACTACAGCTTATACTGCACTATCCGGTGGTACTAACGGCTCCACAATCACCGTTAAGAACTACCAAGACGGCATTGATATGCTTGAACCTTACTACTTCAATACGTTGGGTTACGCCGGTGCGGACGACACAATTAAGAACTTGCTTATTGCATTTACTAAACGTTGCCGTGAACAAAGTGGCGCTAAATTCCAATTAGTGATTCATGGTAAGACTGGGGTCAACTATGAAGGTGTTATCTCCATCCTTAATGACGTAACCGATGAAGGTGCCGAAAGAGGCTCTTTGGTGTACTGGACATTAGGTCAAGAAGCATCTTGCAATATCAATGCTACAGTAGGCAACATGATTTATGATGGTGAATACACTGTAAACGTTAAGTACAAACAGTTCGAACTCGAACAAGCTATCAAAGATGGTATGTTTATGTTCCACAATGTTACTGACTCCGTTGGTGGTAATATCCAAGGCGACGTACGTGTATTGAAAGACATCAACACATTTACTGAATTCAGTAAAGCTAAAAACCGCGACTTCTCTCTTAACCAAGTCATTCGAGTATTGGATAACTGGGCAGTTGACGGCGCAAGATTGTTCAATAAAACACATCTTGATAAATCCCCTAATGACCAAGCTGGTCGTGAATCCTTATGGGGTGACCTTGTATATCTTGCTGAGCAGTACCAAAAAGTACGTGCTATCCAAAACTTCGATGATAAGGATATTCCAGTACCTACGCAAGGCGATAACAAGGAAGATGTATTGGTTAACGTACAATTACAGCCTACTGTGGCTATGGAAAAATTGTACATGACTGTTGTAGTAGCCTAGGAGGATAACGCATGGAAAATGAAATTTTAGATGCATTGAAAACGATGGATGCAGCTGACGTTGTTTCTTCTAAATTAGCGTCTTGCTATATCGTAGAGAACGGTAACCGATACTTACTGTTTCAAGCTAAGAAACTTAGCGCAAAAATTAAAAAGAATAAAGAAAAAGTGGCAATCTTGGGCCGTATCGGTGCAGGCAATAAGTCTACCTCCGTAGAATACAGCGGTAGCTTAACGATTTATCACAACACAGCTTTATTCGATAAGATGGTTGAAAAATACTTGAAAACCGGTGTGGATACATACTTTGATATGCAAGTAGTTAACAACGATCCAACTTCTAAAGCTGGACGCCGTTCTGTAATTCTAAAAGGTGTGAACCTTGATGAATTAACAGCAGCCGAATTCGACGCTGAAGGCAAATACATCGAACAAGAACACAACTTCACTTATGAAGGTGTTAAATATGTTCAACACTTTAACGAATTAGACGGGATGCAAGCCTAGTGCTTGCTCCCCTTTTTTTAGGAGGTTTTTACAATGGCTGAAAATTTAAGCGCATTCCTTAAACAAAACGTTGATGTAGTCAACGAAACAGAATACGTAGCATCTAAACGTATTAAAGTGAACGGCGAGCCAGTAGCGTGGAAGATTAAAACATTAGCTACTGATGAAACAGAAAAAATGCGTAAGAAATACACTAAACGTATTACAGACCGCATCACTCGTCAATCTGAAGAACGCTTCGATGCGACTGCATACAACGAAGATGTGCTATCTAAGGCAATCACTTATCCTAATCTTTATGATGCGGAACTTCAAGATAGCTGGGGCGTTACTGAACCGGTTGAGCTTGTAAAAGCAATGCTCACACCAGGTGAATACGCTGACCTCTTGGCAGCAGTAACTGAAGCCCAAGGCTATGATGTCGGCATGGAAGATAAGGTAAAAGAAGTAAAAAACTCCTAGAATCCAATGAAACAGAAACGATGATCGCATATTTGGCATTTGTTAAATACCATATGCGACCTTCTGTTTTTGCGGATATGGACATGAATGAAAAGGCTGTAGTAATTGCCTTTATTCAGCAACATGCTAAAGATGAGCAAGAAGAAATGAATAAGGCAAAAAGGGGGTAATGAATGGCTACACTTTCTAACTATATAAGCCTATCAACTAATATTCCTAATGCTATGAACGCAGCCGCAAACGCAACAACTAAAGCCTATCAATCCATGAACACGCTACATAATAAGATGGACGGTGTATCCAATGCTAGTGAAACGCTAAAAGCTAGCATGGGCGGTATCATGAACAGCTTCGCCGGTAATCTGTTGGCTAGTACTGTGATGAATGGGATTGGCGCTATAAAAGGTGCTATCGAATCGATTCAAGATACTGCTACAGAATGGGCACAGGTGCAAGCTCGCCTTAAATTGGTAGCCGGAAGCCAGGAAAATGCCATTTATCTGAACAAGCAGATATTTGAATCCGCACAGCGTGCAAGAGGCGGGTATTTGGAGATGGCGGATGCCGTAATTCAGGTATCTCAATCCGCACATGATGCGTTCCCGGACCCAAGAAAAGCTGTAGAATTCATGGAAGGTATCCAAAAGGTATTCGCTATTGGTGGTGCGTCGAAAGAAGCACAAAAGAACGCCATGCTACAGTTAACGCAAGGTTTAGCCAGTGGACAATTACAAGGTGACGAGTTCCGGTCTATCGCTGAAAACGCGCCGATGATTGAAAACATCATTGCTAAATCTATGGGCGTATCCCGTGGCGAACTTAAGAAGCTAGCATCGGAAGGCAAGATTACTGCTGAAGTAATTAAAAACGCTATTATGAATAACTTGCCTGAGATTGAAAAGCAGTTTGAATCACTCCCTAAAACCTGGGGTGATCATATGCAGTCGATTAAGAATAAAGCTATTCGGGCGTTTGAGCCTGTATTCCAGCGAATATCCGACCTTGCTAATAGTGAGGGCGTCCGTGAGTTAGTGGACAACGTAACAGGAGCTATCCAAACGGTAGCACCGGTATTCTATTGGCTTGTAGGCGTTATCGGTGAAACGATTAATACCGCCGTATGGGCATTTAACACGTTATCTAACTTTGTTAGACAACACTCGTCTATCATGTATACAGCAATGATAATACTGGGTGGAGTTATGGCGTTTTATGCAATTCAGGCCGGTATAGCAGCCGGAAGAACGATTCTCGCTGCAGGTGCTATGGCGATTAAGGCCGTAGCAGACTGGGCAGAAACTGCTGCTCTGTTAGCAATGATTGTAGCGCAAGAAGGCTTGAACGCTGCATTATACGCGTGTCCGTTAACATGGGTAATCGGTTTGATTGTTGCAGTTATAGTCATAATCTACTTAGCGGTAGAAGCTATTAACTATTTCTGTGAAGCGAATATTAGCGTACTAGGAATCGTAGTAGGCGCTTTTTGGGCGTTCGGTTCCGCTATTTTCAATGTGTTTGCTTTGGGATGGAACATCATCGCAGCATTTGTTAACTTCTTGGCCAACGTATTCAAAGACCCATTACATGCAGTCGCTAACTTGTTTATCGATATATGGAATGGTATTTGGCAATTCGTGAAAGCTAGAATTAACGATATTATCGATGCGATTAATAAAATCCCAGGCGTAAATATCGATAAGGTAGGCGGGTCTACTGGCGTAATAGAACGATTTGAGATTGCCGGCGGTGAAACTACTGTCATGGGCAAGATGGATTATTCTAGCGTTACAGGAGCTTTCGGCGAAGGCTATAACATTGGGGCTAACCTTAGCCTTGGTGATTTGATGCCTAGCATGCCTGGTGTTAAAACTCCTCAAGAGTTTGACGCTAGCAAAATTACTCCAGGTGCTAATCATGATGCGGCCGATAAGACTAAGAAAAATACAGGTAAGACTGCCAAGAACACAGGCAAGATTGCCAAGTCTATCGACATGACAAATGAGGAAATCAAGGCACTCCGTGAAAGCGCTATCGATAAGTCGTTGAAGAAATGGCAAGATGCCAACGTGATTCACATTCAAATGAATAACGATGTAGAAATCAACAACGGCACTGACTTAGACGGCTTTACAAGTCAAATCTCGAAAGGCTTGAAAGACGCGTTCGCAATTCAAAGGGAGGGAATCTAAATGTATTACTTCTATATGGGGACGATGCAGATACCGATTCCCCCTAAAGAATTAGTCACTACTATCAATGGCAAGAACGAAACAATGGAACTATTGGGGAAAGGCGAAGTTAACGTTATTAAGCCTGCAGGGCTTACTGACATTGCTTTTAAATTCTTATTGCCTAACTCCGATTATCCATTTAATGAGTCCTTGCTGTTTAAGTCTAAGAAGGCTAAGTACTATATCGATGAACTCGAAAAGCTTAAAACTACAAAGACGATCTTCCAATTTATCGTAGTTCGAATGAAACCAGGCGGACAGATGCTAGCGATGACTAACATGAAGTGTACGCTTGAAAACTACGTTATAGAAGAAGACGCAGATAACGGCTTTGACTCGTATGCTAGCGTTACCTTGAAGCAGTGGAAGCCTTGGGGTGCTAAACGGATTGAAGTGAAGACCGACAAAGACGGCACTGCAAAAGGTAGCGTTAAGTCGGACAGGCCAACGGACGGTAAGGTAGCAGCATCTACTGCTAAAGTATCCAAAGGGCAGACTTTACAGCAAATCGTTAAGAGGCAACTAGGCAATACGGATAACCTATTCCAAATCGCAGCACTTAACAAAATCGCTGTACCGGCTATCTTGGGAGTTGGCCAAGTAGTCCAGCTTAAACGCGAGGGTAATAACGAATGGCTATAGATGAAAAGAAAACAGTCGAAAAATCTCAAATCAATGGCACTATCATTCCGTTACCCATGCCTACGCAACTACACTATGAGCTAACCATCAGAAACAAAAGCACTGGTGATTTATGGCTCATAGAACCCGAAGACGGCGTACAAATTACGAGAGCAGTTGACTGCGTTCCAAGTAAGATGACATTCAAAGTACCTAAAGACCCTAACCTCAATTTTGAAGAGGGTGATACTGTTAAGTTCACCCTAAACGGAGGAGCGGTGTTCTTTGGGTATGTATTTGAGAAACAGCGTGACGGCAAGAACTCTATATCAGTAACTTGCTATGATCAGATACGCTATCTCAAGAATAAAGACTGTTATGTTATCGGAGCGATGACTGCAACGGAATTCATCAAAATGGTGGCAGAGGACTTTGGATTGAAATGTGGTTATATGGACGATACCGTATGGAAAACGCCGGAGAAACCGCAAACCATATTCAAAGATAAGTCATTGCAAGAAATGATATGCCAATTACTCGATAAAACGGCCATTTACACGCCTAATCATGCGTTCTATCATTTGTACGATGATGCTGGAGAGTTAAGGCTGGCATCGTTTGAGACTATGAAGACCGATATTTACATTGATGATGAGTGTATGGAAGATGTGCAGTACACGACCTCCATAGACAAGGAAACATACAACTATGTAAAAATCGTGCGTACAGTTCCAAACGGCGCATCAAGTAAGTTGGAGAACACATTCATAGCCAAGGACGATAAGAACATCGAGAAATGGGGCAGATTACAGTATCTGCTCATTCCTAAAGAGAAAGACATCAACGCAGTAGCGCAAGCCAAGGCAATCATGGCTCACAAAAACAAGAAGAGCCGTGAGATTAAGTTAAAAAATGTCATAGGCGATGTGCGTGTGCGTGGTGGCTCGTTGGTGTATATCAATCGAAACTTTGGCGATATGATTGTTAATAATTACATGATGGTAACATCTGTTACCCATACGTTTAAAACAGGATTTCACGGAATGGATTTAGATTTACGATACGTTGATAATGACGCAGCTTATGAAGTTGCGAAAGACGAAGATGCTGAAGCGGTTAAGAAGATTGAAGCTGCTAAGAAAACCAAAGGCTCCGCAGTCACCACTGGGGCAGGTGGTACAGCCGGTCAAGTTGACACAGCATTCAGTTCTAACGACGGCCGAGTATCTCAATATGGCAGTCAAGGCTGTGCTGACACAGTATGCGCTACTGGGTCTTGGTACAATTCTGATTTGAAAGATGAGTACAACAAAGGCACGGCAAGGGTTGATACACTTCGTCAAAATCTCGAGGCTAAAGGGTATACAACGGAACAATTCAACGGCTACGCTAATAAAGGCGACTTGTTGATTTATGGTGATGATGAGCACGTTGTTATTGCCGATGGTGCAGGCGGGTGCTTTGGTAACTCTTCTAAGCGTGGCTATGCTATGAAATACGGCAACGCAAATTATGCATGGCATAATGACGAAGCGCCAACTAAGATTATTCGAATGGGGGCTAAATAATGGATAGCGAGTACATGAAAATCGTTAACACGATTAAGGAAATAGCGAGCACCGTTATATCAAATGGCGAACCTATGGAAGTAATCGTCGGCGAAGTTGTCAGTGTATCACCGCTCGCTATTAAGATTGACCCTAAACTAACTGTACCTGAAGAAAATATTATTCTTACCAAAAACACCTGCGAATGGACTATGGAGATGAGCGTTGATCACGTTACAGAAAACCGAGCAGGTGGCGGAGGTATGGCTGAATTTGCAAGCCATAACCACGACTACGTAGGCCGTAAGAAGTATCTCGTTCATAACCAATTAGTAATGGGCGATAAGGTCATTATGCTGAAGGAAACCGGCGGACAGCGTTACATAGCATTAGACCGTTGGTATAACCCGAACAGGGGGTGCACGACTAAGTAATGGCAGATAATTTACTATTACCAAAACAAAGCAACGACGCCCTTATTCCTGATACAGTGAATTATATTGAGCCTTCGCATACGTATGATGTTGATTTTAGAACGGATAGCCAAATTAGAGGATATGCGGATAAGTTGCGAGCTATGGAGCAAGCGATTTATAAAATCATCAATACGGAGCGGTACCAATATATTATTTACAGTTGGAATTATGGCATCGAACTACAGGACTTATTCGGTCAGCCTATTCCTTATGTATACGCTGAGTTACAGCGACGCATAGAAGAGGCTTTACTGAATGATGACAGAATAACTAAAGTATACAACTTTGATTTTAGCCACGAAGGTGGTGACGTCATGGTTGAGTTTGATGTAGATACCATCTATGGTACGCTACAAAAAATCAAGAAAGGGGTGAAAGGTATTGTATGAGCATATGACGGCCAATCGAATTGAAAAACGAATGCTCGATAGAGTTAAAGATGAATTCGATCGGCGCGAAGGTAGTGTTATATACGATGCTACAGCTCCGGCAAGCGTTGAGTTTGCAGAACTATATATCCTAGCCGATGTGATTCTGAAACAAGCGTTTGCAACTACTGCAGACCGGGAATTCCTAATACTTCGTGCTGCGGAGTTTAATATTTACCCGGAACCTGCAACGCAAGGCGAATTTGAAGCTCAATTCAATATGGAGGTACCGATTGGCTCCAGGTTTAACTATAATGAATACAACTTCGTTGTAACAGAGGTAATCGACGACGCAGAACATAAGTACAAGCTCAAATGTGAACAGTACGGACGCACTCCTAATGCAACTACTGGGGATATCACGCCAATTCAAGGTATTAATGGCCTTACCTCCGCTAAGATATTGAAGAATATCACGCCGGGTGAAGATGAAGAAGACACAGAAGTATTCCGAAAACGGTACTTTGATGCTTTGAAATCTAAAGCCTACGGCGGTAACGGCGCGGATTATAAGGAAAAGGTATTAGCTATCCCAGGCGTTGGTGGTGTTAAAGTATACCGTTGTTGGAATGGTGGCGGTACGGTTAAGCTAGTCGTGTTGAACAGTGACTACAAACCGGCGGCCGACGAGCTTATTAAGGAAGTAGAGAACGTTATAGACCCAGCGCCAAAAGGCAAAGGGTACGGACTCGCTCCTATTGGACATACTGTAACAATCGAAAAGGCTGACCCGGTAACGATCAACTACCGAATTGAGGTCACTATGATGAGCGGGCACAATATTAACGAAATTCAAACACTTGCAGAGAACGCCATCAAGCAACGATTGCTTCTACGTGCTAAGGAATGGTGTAATCAAGACGAGAAGGAACATGTTATTCTTCGGACTAGTCTTGTAACGGCTTTAATGGTTGAGCTTCCTAATGTTCTTGACGTAGGTAGGATTACTATAAACGGCGCTTCTGTTTCAAAACTCGAGTTGAAGGATAATCAAATCCCAGTAGTAGGGACGATTACTTTGGTGGCAGTATGATTACAGATTTCGGTATTTTTAAGAGAGATATTGATATCTCACAATTCGCCGTTCCGTTAACTCGAGATTCTCGGGATATCCAAGAAATCTATCGAGTAGAATCTGCAGAACTGCAACTGCTATGGGATATCATGCTAGCTATCTTTAAAGAAGAGTACATCTATACTGCAGCAGATTACGGGCTTGAAGCATGGGAACAAATATTAGGCATCAATCCTCCGGATTTGACAGACACAGAAGGACGCAGAAGTGAAATACTATCAGTATTAATCGGGCAGCGTCCTTTTACTATGCCAAAAGTACAAGAAATGCTTAACTTCAAGTTTGGCAATCATGTAGTAAAGCACTCCGTTGTATCTGATAGATACGAGTACTGGCTAGATGTAGTCGATGGATTTGAAACACAGCTCAACAATATTGTCGATTATGTGGAGCCGTTAATACCTAAGAACTTAATCATAAAGACAAAAAGTACTACAAACATTAACGGCGAAATATATGTAGGCGCTATATCTGATGTATACGAGTCCTTCCTTGTCGGAGCGGCATTAGATAAGTTTGATTTCAAAGTAGGCTCTGACATTAATATAGGCATGAGCTTCGACGTATTAGAAACAATTAAAGTATAAGGAGAACACATGGCTTCTATTTATCCAAATACACGGTTAACCAATTATGGCCGTGAGTTAATCGCTAGATCGCAAGCAACCGGTAAGAAGTTGCAATACATTAAGCTAGTTACTGGTGACGGTCAGCTCGATAATCAAAATATCGATACTATGACCTCTGTACTAGCTCCAAAATTAGAGTGCCCGTTCACTTCAGGCGGTGAATTCGTAGGTGATGGCCAATTTAGAATTGAATTCGCTGTTGGCAATAGCACAGTAAATAGCGGGTTCTTCGCTAGAGAGTTAGGCGTATATGCTAACCTTGAGGGTGAATCTGATTCCGCTGCTAAACTAATTGCTTATAGTAACGGCGGGAACTACGCATCCTATATTCCGTCCAAAGAGACACCGATTAATTCTAAAGTATTTTCTTTAGATGTTGTAATCGGTAACTCTACGAATGTAACAGTTAAGAAGATTGATGCGGCATACCTCACACGAGGGGCATTAGATTCCCATAACCGTGATACGAGTGCACACACAAACATCACAGACCAAATCCAGGCAATCCTTGGAAGTTCAAACTGGAAAGACTCCCCAGCAAGTACACTAGTCACAATCAAAAATTTATTAGGGCAAGGCGCAATCGTAGCGTCTAAACTCGACGCTAATGCGGGGTTTGTTAAATTTGCAAACGGATTTACTATCCAGTGGGGGTTTGGTGGACAAGATAATGTTGTAAAATCGGAAGTCATATTCCCTATTAGATTTACTACGATGTTTATGGCTAATGCTATTGATGCATACTGGTCTGGTTCTGATACACCTAGATACTTTGCAAATTCTGCTGGTGAAAGCAACAATACAAAAGCAGTATTTGTAGCAAGCGATAGATATGCAGCATCGTATTACTGGTTTGCATTAGGCAGGGCATAATAGAAGGAGAAAACACATGAACCAATATGTATTTGTGTTAAACGAAATGGGCGAACGAATTACGTCCTATGTTGATAATACAGTAACGCAAGAACAGTTGTTAGCAACTGCAAAACAAGAATGGCCAGACGCCGCGGATTATATTTACTCCGCAGATGGCGACAGTATGCTTGATGAATTTATGAAAGGTAAATTCTATGTAGATGGTAAATTCGTTACGCCTGATCCGTATGTTCCTACAAAGGAAGATAAGATTAATGCGATTAAATCTGAATACGAGCCTCGCTTCAAATCCTTAGAAGAGGCTCAGCGCAGATTGTTATTAATGGGAAAACCTACTGGGGCCATTAGTGCACAATATATCAAATTAAATACCGAAATGGTAACACGTATTAAGGAGGTACAATAATATGCCTAAATATATCGGAGAAAGTAAAGTACCTGTTATGGAATTTTGTGAGTACTGCTGGGAAGTGCTTAACGAAGACGGAACATGCCCAACAGAGGGCTGTGTCCATAATGATTTAATGGACGAGGTACACGAAGATGAAACTGCCAGTCCTACACAACTTTAATGCAATCAAAGGGGAAGTGATTTCTCTTAGCATTGGTTATAACAATGTTGTTGCAAGTGAAAGTTTGTTCGCCTGTGTTCGTAAATATTCTCCGGACGAAGAATATAAAGCTAAGTTCGATATAGACGTGTCGACCGACGAGCTAGAAAACGATGAAGCATCTAAAATCACTCTTTCGTTGGATACAAATGCCCTAGCAGTCGGTAAGTACCAATGGGACTTATTTATTTGGAGTGGCGACCACCCTATTAAATGTCTAGTTAAAGGGCAAGTTAATATAGTCGAAGGCGTTAGCAATAGGGGGAAATGATGGACGAATTACATATTCACGACAATAATGAAACGATCAAAGTTAAAGACAATACTCAAATCGTTAAACTACAAGGGCCGAAGGGTGAACCAGGAGAGCAAGGGCCTCCTGGTCCTCCTGGACCTCCAGGCGAACCTGGACGAAATGGTATTGACGGCGAACAAGGGTTGCAAGGTATTCAAGGACCACCTGGGCCTCCTGGTGTTCCTGGTGCTCCTGGTAAAGATGGAAAGTCATTTACTTATGACATGTTCACATCGGAGCAATTAGAGGCTTTAAAAGGCCCTAGGGGTGAACAAGGACCACCAGGACCGCCTGGCAGTGGCGCTAATGTAGATTTATCGCCGTATGCAACTAAACAAGAAGCCGACAATCTTTATCTAAAGAAAGTCGATATAAGAAACTACCTTACTATGCTAGAAGACCCTAAGTATGCATTAAAATCAGAGCTAAACGATTATTTATCTAAAACAGATGCGACAAATAATTACGCTCAAAAGGGTTGGGCTACTCAAACATTCGCCTATAAGAATGATTTAGGTACTTTTATTAAGAAAAACGAGATTGCTCAATATGCGTTAACTCCTGGTGACGCTAGTACTCGTTACGTTAATAAACTAGAGGGGCAGTCCTTCGCTCAAAAATCTGAATTAAGTGATTATGTGAAGAAAGCCGAAATTAATCAATATTCATCGACTTCAAACGTACAACTCACCCCTGAACAGATTGAAAAGTTGAAAGGGCCTAAAGGTGAACCTGGAACTCCTGGACAACGTGGAGCGGACGGCGAACGAGGACCGCAAGGGGTACCAGGGCCGCCAGGGCCTAAAGGGGAACCTTTTAAATTTTCTGACTTCACGCAAGACCAACTTAATGCACTTAAAGGGCCTAAGGGCGATAAAGGCGAGCCGTTCAAGTATTCTGATTTTACGGCAGAACAATTACAAGCATTAAGAGGTCCGAAAGGCGACCCTGGAAGCGGTGGTGGACAAGCAACTTCACAACCAGTCGAAATATATGAAGTTGTGTGGGGAACGGCAAAAGCAGGTGAACGAGGTACGGACAGAGGATATTTAGCATTCGACCCCTTAACTGGATGGGGGTACTTGCATTTTGACTTTGTATTAACCGCCCCTTCCGGTAATGGTAACGTAATCGCATCGCTTCCACCGAATTCGCCAGTTTCTGTACGACTAATAGAAAAAAGCGTTAATGTAAATAACAATAGTGTTTATGTTGAACGAAATAGTCGCATGATTAAGGCTTGGGGTGTACCGGCGAACACTCGGTATATTATTGATATTATAGGATTTTGGAGAAAGGTGTAATAGATGTGGACTTGGCAGTTTGAGTTGAACGACATCTTAACAACACTCACAATAGTGGGTGTTGTTGCGGGGGCGGGGTACAGACTACTGATTATCCCGCTACTAGAAAAACTGGACCTTCAAAGAATGCAAGATAATTTGATGTTCCAAGAAAAAATGGGCGTGCTTACCGATACGTTGAAGGACTTAAAAGATGAAATTAAGCTATCACGTGAACAACGTACTAAAGCATATACGGAACATGTGAAGCTAACATCTCGTGTCGACGGCATCGAAGCTCGTGTTGATGATATTAAGGAGGCGTTACATGAACATTCCACCAAATCTCATCAATACAATTAAACAATCTTATAAATCTGTGAGGGTGGCTAACATCCACCCTACAGGTATATTCGCTACTCGGGCGCTAGTATTTATTATGCTAGTGCCTATTTTATTGGTAATAACTCAATATGTTATGTCATTTGTTAGCGGGTACGTATCTGACGAGGCGAACAAGCTGATTACTGTAGGGCTTAATATTATAGATCATATATTCATCCCTAGCGTATTAATGGCTGTTGTAGGCTTCTTAGGGCTTTGGCTAGACAAGAACAATAATGGCATTCCTGATAAATTAGAAGAGGAGGATAAACGATGAAAGTATTTATTAATCCCGGGCATGATATTAATTTAGATAGTGGAGCGGTTAACCCTGTATATGGCACACGTGAATGCGATGTGGCCCGTGATGCGGGCAAAATATTAGCTCGCTATTTGGAAACAGCAGGATGTGAAGTCCGTACTCTGCAAGATGATGATTTAGGTCTAGTATGTTCTGAATCTGATTCTTGGGGCGCCGATATATTCGTGTCTCTTCATTGTAATGCTTTTAATACAGAGGCCCGTGGTACTGAAACGTTGTATAAATCTTTTAACGGCCAACGTTTAGCGAACGATATTCAAAGCCAAATTATCCGCAGCATTAATACTGTAGACCGTGGCGTTAAGAAACGCGACGACCTTTGGGTACTAAATGGCACGGACGCAACTGCTGTATTAGTTGAAATGGCCTTCATCGATAATGAAGAAGATCATGCTATGCTGACTAATGATTTAGATACTATCGTTCGCGCTATTGCTAGGGGGATTACTGACTACGCAGGAGGGATATAATGTATGACAAAATCAAAGTTTTACTTAATAGCCTTAGTTACCGCCATGCTGTTATCGGTGCTATTGTGCTCCTCTCCATCTTTTGCCTCTGGTATATCTTCCACGAGCCAAGCGGAGCCAACCATAACGATTCCCTTAACACAGTGGAACGAATTGAAAGCCAACAACGAGAAAGCATTAAACTTAATAGAGACATCCAGTCTGCCATTGACCGAGGCACAGTCCTTAGTCATGAAGCAAAGGGAAGAATTGAACGAAGCACACAATACAATCTCGACATTGGAAACCGAATTAGTGAAAGCCAAAATGCTATCCATGAAGCAAGAAGTTACCTTGTCAGAAATGCAGAACTCATTGACCGAATTGAAGGGGCAAATAGAGAACGACAAACGAACAATCAAACGACTACGGATGCAACGCAACCTATCTCAGATGGTGGGAGCGGGAGCAGTGATCGGAGTAGTGATTCATCGGTAAAGAGGTGATCCATACATCTCCATAGCGTGTAATGGTGGATACACGCAACTATAATAAAAGAGCCTACTAACTTAGAAAATATCTAGGTTGGTAGGCTCTATTTTTGTTTGTAAAATTAATAAAAAACTATTGCGTATAACACGGAAACGTGTTATAATATAGACATAGGGAAGGAGGTGAAGCCGTTGAAGAAGTTAAGGAAGATAATAAAAAAGTGGCTACCTCTAATAACAGCACTTATCCAACTAGCAATCGCGATAAAACAGTTATTAAATCAGTAACCACAGGGGCTCTTTCGAGCCCCAATCTTCCTAACTATTATACCAATGGCAGGCATATGATTTCAAGATTAACTTTAATAATTAGCATTATTGCCTTTGTATTATCCGTCTACAATTTATTAGTAATATCAGGAGTACTGTAATGAAATTAGATGATGTAATGACAACGCAAGAGGCCGGTGAAAGATGGAATGTGCCAGCTGATTCTATTAAGCAATGCTGCTTAAAGAGATATGCAAATAAGCAATTCACTGAAGATGAAGCTAGAAAGTCCGGCAAGAATTGGCTTGTAACTCGCCAAGGTATGGAAAGGCTGTATGGTGAAGAAAGGGATCATAACATGTAATGTATATATTATATATGACATCATTTTGACATCAATTTATATAAAAATATAGTAAAATATACAACTATATATATGTTAATAAAGTAGGTAACTACCGCATTTGTTGGTTTTGTAAATGTGTTTTAAATGCCACGCCATCTTGAGGGGGTGGTGAGCGTACGCTCGTGAGGGTTCAAGTCCCTCCAACCGCACCAAAATATATAAGGACCTACAGATTACTGTAGGTCCTTTTTTCTATATCTGTATTGGCAAAATTTTATATTATATGTACAATCATAGTAATTAATAATATATATTGTTTTCAGCATGAGAGAATTTTATGAAATTTAAGTACGGCGATACATTGCGGATCCGAAGTGATTTATATACAATCTTAGGCAAGATACGCTACATTGATACTCATGGAGCGATTGGGTATAAGTATAAGCTGGTCAAACATAAGAATAACGCAGAATTTTGGATCCGATGGGATAAACAACGTGGCGCTTATCAGTTTACAAAGTTGTGTGGTAAAGCGATGCCATCTGACATGAACGTAGTACATCGTGGCTATCAGATGGTTACAGGTACAAGAGGGGATATAGATATAGATTTTGCGGATGTAGCTCGTTATGAAGAGTATGAAGATGCTAATGGCACTCATACATTTATTGTTGAAAAAGGGGTCCATACGACTGAGTATTCAAAAGGCGTTTATGTTGATAAGGAATATGTGTCTCTTGAAAGCGATGCAGAGATACCTAAGC